CGCTGGTGCCGTGCGCCGCAATAACGCGGTCGCCAAATTGCACGAACCTCCAACGATCAGTGGAGCCTAGCGTGTAGTTGCCCGCCTTCGACTTATTGTCCAGCGCAGTTGTTGCGCTGTTGTAGAGGTAGAGCTTGGTTTCATCGCCCGCGAACAAGTTGTTCGTCGCGTCCGATCCCTTCGCAGCATAGATGCCGCGCAGGTATGCGTCAGCCGCGCCGCTGTAATCCGACATGGCCTTGAAGGACTTATAGCCCGCAGCCACGGGCACCACGTTGGTCGCGAGCGTGACGCCGGGGTTGTTGTAGCTTGGCTGGTCTGGTAGCCACTCGCCAAACTTATTCATTGCAAAGCCCAAGTCTGAGCGCCCGTTGTCTGCTCAGTCCAGGTGTCGCTACCCGCCGCAATCACGGCCCAACTTTCGCCAAGCGCATAGCTTGTTGTCGTCGTCGTGAATGTAAGGCTTGCCGAGCCAGCCGCATCCATGACTGCAAATGCATCGCCAGTTGTCGTCGCGAGAACAGACGCGGCGTCTCCAGCAATCGCAACAAGCGAAAACGCCTGGCCGGTTCCTGTGAACGTCGCGCTTGCCGAACCGCTCGGCAGTTGGATGCGCAGTGCCGCGCCGCTCGTTGCAAACGCTGGGGAGATGCTGCCAGATGCCAGCGCGACCCTATTCGCAGAACCCGCCGTCGTCGTCGAAAGTGCGGCGGTCCCCGCGACGTCGAAAACACCAAAGGCCGAACCGCTCGGCGTGAACGCGCTGCTGTCGCTCGCCTCTGCGTAGCGCAGCGCGCTTGTCGTCCATATTGCGTTGTCGAGACTGTAAGCGAGGCTGTCGAGCGTGCCCCAAGCGTCTAGGTCGTCGAGGCTCGGGCCAACAATATCGGCGGGCATTTATTAGTCGAGGCTAATCGTGATCGAGCCAGACGCGACCTTCAAGATATCGTTGGTCGCAATAGTCTTCGACGCCGTAAACGATCCATGAAACAGCAAGTTGCCGCTCGTGGACGCATCGTAGATACCCCAGTGACTGACTGTGCCCCACGAGCCTGTCGCGGCGTCAAACTCCACCGCAGCGTTCGTTGCAGCGGAGCCGCTACTGGCGGCAGCGAACGTCATTGCCTTGCGGCTGTAATTAGACCCGCTGAGTTCAGTGCCGCTGTTGTCGTCAGCGAAAGACCCCGTTGAGAGAGCGAGATAGAGCCCAGACGGCTGCGTGAACGCGGTCCCGCCAAGCGTGTGATCGAGGAGCTTGTTCTCCAGATAGTTCGATGCGCTCATCGCGTAAATTCTCCGTAAAATGTAGCCTTCATCTCAAGCCCGCCCGATGGATGCCGTGCGGCTTCCTCGCTGCGGTTGATTTCGTCCATCGCGACAGTCGTCAGGCCGTCAAAATATGACGCGCGCTGCTCGTCCATCAGGTAGCGATAGGCGGCGGCGAGCGTCGAGTACAGATAGGCATCTGGATATCGCGTCAGCACGGTGTTCGTCGTGTTGCTGCCCGAAAGCGCGGCGAGGCCCTCGGCGTACACGAGTTCGATCGTGTAGGTCGTGTCAGGAATCGGGCGCACCGCGATTTCGCTACCCATGACCGTGTACGCGCGCGGCTTCGCCTGCCCGCTGTTTGGATATGCGCTGTAGAGGTCGCCTGGCGTCATAAACTCCAGCACAACCCGCGGGTCGGTGTTGAGGCGCACGAGGCGGATGCTGCGCAGATCAGTCGGCAGCGTCACATACTCGTCGCCCGCGCTGGTGGTGGCGGTGGCGCGCTTGTGCGTCGAGCGAGGACTTAGCTCGCGAGACAAGCGAGCCTCTGCGAGGTCGATGAAGTCATCGATCGCGGACGTGAGGTCGTCGCGCGCGAGGTGGTTCGCCACCGCCGTCTTGAGGTCGCTGTAGGTTGCGAGGGCCATTGGCTACACACGCCCGCCTGTGGTGCGGAACGCCCTGTTGTCTGGATCGTTGAGCCAGCGCTTCCACGCCTTCATGTTGTCGCGGGGCTGACCAAATCTCTTGAGGAGGTCGTAGTAGATCACGCTCGGAATTTCGGCGATCTTCTGCTGGTGCTTTTGCGTGTTGCCGATCATGTCGCCGCGACGCCATTCTTTTTCTTGCGCCTTTGCGCCCTCGACGATGGGCGTCGTGTCCTGCTCAGTGAGAATAGACAGACCATCTACATCGTCCGTCAGCCACGTCTTTTTCTTGGTGATCGGATCGAGCGAAATCAGCTTCTTGTGCATTTGTTCTCCAGGCAAAAAGGGGCGACCGAAGTCGCCCCTTTCCGTCGTCAGGCTCTGCTAGCTGGACTAGCTGGTCGAAAGATCAAGCACGGCGCCGTGAGCCTTGGGCGCCTTGTTGATGAGCGTGTACTCGGACACGACCGCGAACTGCGTGTTGTCGCCGGTCGGCGCAACGTCGCTCACCGAGAACATGCGACCCGGCAGGTGACCGATCGAGTAGTAGTCACTGTCGAGCAGGAAGATGCGATCGTTCGCGATGAAGCGATCGATGACGACGTTCAACTGACCGAAGTCGGTCAGGTAAAGCGACACGCCACCGATGATCGCAATCTCGCGCGGTGCGGTGTACTGCAACTGCGCAGTCGCCACCGATCCGGACGACAGGTCCGAGAACGCAACCTTGTTCGCCGGCGATACGACCATCATGTCAGGCTGCCCACCATCGGTGTAGCAATCCTCCATGACCGAGTCGATCTTCGCGAGCGTGAGCGCGGCGTTGGTGCCAGCACCGTCAGAGGTGTCGGTGCCATCGCCGGTCGCCGTAGTGGACGGAGCCACGACTGACACGTTCGTCATCCACGCCGGGAACGCCGCAATCTTGCGCGGGTCGCTCGCCGCACGGACTTGGTCAACGGTCAGCGACCGTTCTATGTCGCGGCGCTGCTCGACGCCCTTGATGACTTTGACGTATGCAGTCTCACGATCGCGGCCCGCCTTATCGACCGAGTCGAGAGTGTTCGACACGCTCGCAGCCTGCACGGCGATCTGGTGGTAGTTCCCGAGCCGCGTCGTCGCTGTCGGGTTGACATACGAGTATGACGCACCTTCCGCAGCGTAGTTAGTTGCGGATGCGGCAGCGAGTTCCTGCACCTGGTACTCATGGAAAACGCCCCGCGTGACTTCCTTCTTGGCGTTGGAGAAAATCGGCGTCTCGTCGGGGTCGATGCGTGTGATGACGTCGGAGAGGTCTTCTTTCGCGCCCACCGCGTCTGAAGTTTTGAACACAGCCATTTAGTCTGCTCCTAGGTTTTGTTGAGTAAGTATTCGACAGCGCTATCGACGCTGCCTTTCTTTGCGAAACGCTCAAAAGCCCTTCGCTGATTGTCGGAGGCGACTTGCTTTCGTGTCTTCGGCTGCCCGCCCTTGACCATCTTTTTGGCCGCGGCGACTTTTTTCTTCACAGCAGGAACCTGTGTCTTCAGCAGCTCATCGTACAGATGAGCCTTGCGCAGTATCTCGATCGCTCGGCTGTCGCTGGCCTGCGACAACTCGGCATCCGAGAACCCCACACGTTTTGCGTAGGTAACAATGGCCTCTTGTTCCTTGCGCCGAACATCGGGATCGCGCCATTCGGGGATGCGGTCAAGCAACCGCACGTTTTCCTCTTGCACCTTCTGCGCAAACAACTGCTGCTGCTCGGCGGCTATCCGCCGCATCGCTTCAGCACGTTCAAGCTGTGCAAGTTTCTCCTGCTGGTAAGCAAAAGGGTCTTCCTCTTGCATCTTCTGAAGATCAGCCTCAGACATTTGCTGCGCCGACAAGGTGGCAGCAATCTGTTGCAAGCCCTGAGCGTAGCGTTCACGCTCTTGCGCAACCGCCGTCTGCTCGGCCTCGACCTGCTTTCGCTGGTCGGCGGCCTCAGATAGGCGCTTCTGCGCGGCAGATTCAAGCTGGTAGGATTTCACCAGGTCGTCGAGAGTAACGTCCTGCTCAAGCCCGTCCACCTTGACTGTGTAGAGAGTTTCGGCCTCCTCGGCCTCGACTTCCTCTACGGCGTCGTCATCATCCGCAGCGTCGTCGGCTTGGGCGACATCGTCATCGTCACCGGCCTCATCTTCCACGGCGTCATCCGACGCAACTGCTTCGACCTCGTCGGTTTCAGCTTCCGGCTCCTCGGTCGCTTCGCTTGCCTGCTCGACAGGGGCTACCGCTTTTCCCAGGAGTGCCTCGACAGCGTCAGCCGTCGAGAACCTGCCAGTGCCCGAAGGCATCCCGGCTTCGTTCATGTGTCACCTTTATTTGCTTGTTTGATGCAACTGGCGCTCGGCCAGCTTGCCTGTCTCCACGACAGTCGTGAGGTGCTGCTTCACCGCGCGAAGCGACTTCAGCAGCACAAACAGATGCTCGCGCCCGTCGACGTCACGCGCCGGGCTTTCAGCCCAAGCGGTCGTGTACTGGGCTTCGAGAGTGTCAAATGCCTCGATCAACAGATCGTTGCGCAGGAGCGCCGCAGCCTTTGCGCCGCGATCAGCCTCCTCCCGCAGTTTGCCAGGGTTCATGCGAGCGGCACGAACCCTTGCCGGCCAAGCAGGTCAACCGCTGGCGGCGTCTGGTAGATCGCGGGCCGCATCGCGTAAGAGCGGTTGAACGCATCGTTCAGCGCAGCGAAATCTGCGAAACCCGCAGGCGCTGCGTCCAGCAGCGTGCGGCGATAGTACGGCTGCGCCGTAGCGTAGACCTGGCTGGCGGTCGGCGCGGCCACAACGACAGGCACAGGCTCTGGCTCCGGCATGACTGGCTGCATCTGCCGCTGCGCCGCGGCAATCTCTTCCTCGGACGGCGGGCTAACCGCGTCGCCAGGGAAGTCGCCAAAGGTGTTGTCGGGTACTACCCCGTTTCCTTGCGCCATGAAGCCTCGCGCAGCGTGACCGAAACCATAGGGTAAGTTCCCTAAGATAGTTTCCGCGACCAAAGCGTTGCCGCTTGGATCGCGCGCAATTGCTGGGCCGTATCTACTGAGGCCGTAATAGTCGCCAAAGATTGGGTCGAAAGTTACCGGGGCGATTGGCGAACCCGCCGCAATGCTATGAGCGTATGGATTGTAGTCTGAACGACTCGTTTGCATCCCAAGCGGTGTGCTTCCGCCGCTTGTCTGGGTGAGTGCCATGACATCTTGGTTAGATTGTTCAGCTTCAGACGCGCCAATCGTCGCTTGATCCGCCTGGTTTGCAAATTCGTTGTAACCGAGTGGCGCAAGGCTGTCGTATGTCACCATGCCCTGCACGGTCGGATCGACAGATGCGTCGGTGCCCGGCACCGTAATCCCGCCGTAAGCATCAAAGCTCGCCGGATCAACGCCCAAGCCGATGCCAAGCGACGCAACGTCGCCACCACCAAAACTCATCTCTATGCCCTCGGCAGATTGGCGCTTACAGGATTGCCAAGCTGCACGCTCTGCGCCCGCAGCGCCAACTCAGCTTCCAGTTCCTGCTTGCGCAGTTCGAAATCAAGCCGCATTTCCTCCTGCTTGAGCGCGATCTCGGCCTGCATCTTCTCGCGCTTCAGCGCGATCTCGGCCTCGGCCTGCTGCCGCGCCGGGTCAGGCGCCTGCTCTTGCTGCTGCGCCTGCTGCGCCATCGCCATTTCCAACTGCGGCCCGCTGTTGAAGAACTGCGACGTGTCTCTGAACCCGGCCATCTCGGCGATACGCTTCAGCGTGTTGACATATTGACCCACGCTGACGACCGGGTTGGTGACGCCAAGCTGCTGAAGCAACTGCTCCTGCTTACCCGCGATCTGCACAAGCATCGCAAGACGCTCCTCGTCACGCCCGTTGCCGAGCCCAACTTCGACCTCGATGTCGTAGTCGGTCGCCCAAGTCGATGGGTCCATCTCGACGAACTGATTGCGCAAACGCACGATCTGCGCCTGCGGCATATACTTCACGATGCACTTGAGAATGAGCGACGCGAGGTCTTTCATGCCCGTCTCTGCCATCACGCGCGCGATCATCTCGACCTTCGCCTGCGAGGCTTGCATCGTCGCGGACACAGCTGCCGCGGTGGTCGATTGGAGCACATCAGGGTCAAGCCCCATGCTGGCGGCGGACATGCCCGTGCGCTGATCGCGCACCGCGTCCATGTACTCCAGCATCGCAAACGCCTGCTGCCCGACTTGCGGCACATTCAGCGGCGCGACCATGCCCGGCGCGCGGGTGCGCACGATGCCGCCAGGCCGCGCCTGCAACAGGTCATCAAGATTTACCTGGCCCTCGACCGCCACGACGCGGGAGTTGTTTTGCAAATACAGATTGTCCAAGAGCTGCCGCATGATCGTGGACTTGATTAGCTGCACGTCCATGACCTGCTCGGCTACGCTGCGCCCGACCAGGCGGTGCGGCATCAGGATCGGCGACAGGACCGCGAACGGCACCTTGTCCCACTCCTCGTTTTCGAGAATGTGCGTGCCTTCGCCGATCGACACGACGCGGCGCAGTTCCGCGATGCCGTCGCCGTCGTAGTCGGAGTAGATGTAACCCTCGACGACCATGACCTCGCGCAGCGCCGGGTCTTTGCTCTCAAGGTTGGTGCCGCTCTCGATCTCCTCGAAGCGCTGCTGCCGCTCCTGCTCCTGATCAAGCTCGTGGTAGCCCGCGTAGCGCTCGACCTCGTCCTGGTCGTAGCCCATCGCCACAAGGTCGCTGACCGTCATCTGCGTGCGCTGGCCCACGAACGTCGCGCTCTCCATGTCGGTCGCGCGGCGATTAAACAGGAACTCCTCTGGCGGGATGTTGTTGATGCGGATCGAGCCGTCTGGCACGCGGCGCTTGATCTTGACGTTGTAGACGACGACGGGCTCGCCCTCGTCATCTACGCCGACCTCGATGCTCTCCTGCTCGGCAATCTCGATGGCGTCGTCGTCGGTCAAGACGGCAAGCTGCGCAGGCGTCACGCCCTCGAACTCATCCTCGACGATCTTCTCGTCTTCCTCGTAGTAGACCTTGACGACGCCGATCTTGAACAGCAGGGCATCCTTGATCCAGTTGTGCAGGATGCGGAACCCAGGGTTCTGCGTCGACAGCACAAAATTAAGGTACTCAGTCGCCTGCTCGGCGCTCGCCACGTCCTCGGGCTGCCGCGGCAGGCAGCGGGCGAAGTCGCCGTTGCCGAACACGCGCATCAGCGACGGCATCATGTACTCAATCACGTCACTGACTTCGGTGGCGACGACCTGCGAGCGGCCATCGACCTCGTTGCCGAACGAATCGCCTAGGTAATACGACAGCGTGTCCACGCGATCCTGAGAGAACTCGGTGTCGTAATAGTTGACGGCGTTCTGCACCTCGTTTGTGAATAGCGAGGAAAAGTCGTCGTCGTGCATCTTTGCCATTGGCTTAAACCCGCAGCGCTAGCTGCAATACTTCCCCGTCTTTACGTTCCCGCCCGGCTTGCCTTTGCCGTAGTTGCCGTTCTTCTTGCCGGTCATCTTGCCCTGCATCTTCATTTCTTCTTCCCCTTATTAGGTTTCTTCGCGGCAGCCTTAAACGCGGCAGCCGACGGCGCGCCCGCAGACCCAGGCTTGCGCATCCGCTCGCCGCTGCCCGCTTTGATACGCTTGCGCTTCGCGTGAATGTTGGCGTAGAGGCCGGGTCGCTTTGTTGGCATGCGTCACCATTTCTTGCACGACCAGTAGCGAGCCGAGAACTTGTCGTCCGCCGTGTCGCAGTTGTGCCGCGCGCGGAAACTTGCCCGCCGCGACGGGATTTGTTTCTTGATCGTCATGTCGGGGTCGCCGAAGCGTACCAGCTTGATGTCGTCGCCCTTCGCCGCCAACACCGCAAATTTCTTCGACGCGCCGGGCGTGCGCTTGGGCTTGTTGAAACCTGCGAACGACTCGCCACGATATTTCACGCGGCCCGAGGGCGTGCGGGAAGTCGAAGACTTTTTTGCCATTACTGCTCTTGCTGGCCGTAGGCGCCAGCGCCAAGAAGCCCGGCAACGCCCAAGCCTGGGACCGCCAGCAAGCCCTTGTCGCGAATAAACCTGCGCAGCACGTCCTCTCTGGTCAGCCCTTCCTCTGCGGCTCGCCGGTCGGCGACACTGCGCATCGCCTCCATGAATGTCTTCTGCGACGACACATCGACCCCCGTGCGGTCTGCCGCGCCCATCCACAGCGCAGCTTGAACTTGCGGGGCCGTCATCCCGCGAGCCTGCCCGATTTCGTACATCAGGTTTTCCAACGCCCGGTACTCGCTGTCATTCGGCTTTTCGGCCCACATTGACGGGATGCTGAGATCGGCAATTTGATCGACGTCTACCGCGCCCTCCTTCACCGCCTTCTTCGCGTTGAAATAGCGCAGCGTCTTGCCGTCAACCTCGCGTTCGCCGAAATACTTTTTCAGTTTTTTTGGCGCGAGGTCCAAGATGCGTTCAGCGTCAGCCGCCCCGATCTCGGCCTGCGTGGTAAGCCACCGAGGGTCTCGGCTTGCCATAGCCACATACCGCGTGAAGTGCAGATCGGCAGCGATGTTCTTCTCGCTGCCCTTCAAGCTCCAGGCGAAGCCCTTTGGCTTTGGATTTTCTACCGCCGCGCCCTTAGTCGCCGCCACGCCCGGCTCCGGCTCGCCAGACCATCTCCCGGCCATCTGACGGCTTGCAATCTGCTCTTGCAGCCCCTGCGTCTTGTGGCCGTACCCAGGCAGCCGACCCCGCGCGATTGCGCGTGCATCATCCAGCGAAGTCACATTGCCCAACAGACCCGCATACTCTGGGTCGCTGTACATGCGCTGCCGCATGGCGCTGGCGTTGCGAATGTTTTGGGGCACCTTCGACCCCGGCGAGGCTGCGCCGATCAGATCGATAAACTCGGACCATTGACGATGCCCATCGGCTTCGCCCAATTCGGCGACAAACCAGTCCCGCAATTCTTCTGTGTTGTACCAGTCAGCCCCGCCCACATTTATGCCGCGGTCAATATCCGCCTCAAGCTGCCTGCGCACCGGGTTGCCAGCATCCGCCATCGCTGAAATTGAAGCGTCAACCCGACCCGTCTCTTTTTTTGGGCGATAACGCACCAACGAAAACTGGTTGCGATCCGGCGCAGCGCCAAGATATCGCGGGTCAGAGCCCGCAGGGATGTCGTACATCGAGGCCGGAGGCGCATTGTGACCCGCGCCAGCAATATCTCCGAATGTGCCGTACATGCTTGGAGGCGACAGCTTTGCGGGCAACTCGCCGACCGCATCCCCGACAGCCTCGCCGACCCGTCGCGTTCCGCCGATCGAGCCTGGAATGAACATCCCCGCCAGCGCAGCAGGCGTGTAGACGAGATCGAGTAGGCCGGAACCCACGTTGCCTTGCCCCAGGTTCTGCATTGCAGATTGGGACGACTGCACGGCGTCACGCACGTCAGCACCCGGCGACATCAACCCCAGAAGCCCGCGGCCCGCGTTGTAGGCGTTTAGCAAGCCCTGCGAGAGGTGAGGCCCGAGATAGTAGGACAGACTGCGGTCTGCCATCAGACGATCCAACTGCTGTCGCTATACGTCAGCGGGCGGTTGTACTTCCACGCCGACCCAGACGTGACCCGCGCCGCGTTGCCGGCAAAGGTCAAAAGAAACGCATCCGCTATGTCCGGCGATTTGCGTCCGCGCTTGCGCATCTCGTCCTTGCTCTCAACTTTCAGCTTGCCAGTCGACGTGTATGTGAAGCGCGGCATAGTCAATTCTTCCATTAGCTCGTCTTGCGCAGGCAGAACGCAATCGCGCTTTTCCAGCCACTCGCGACCCGACCACCAAAGCTCGTCGCGCAAGCGCACAAACTTCTGCCCCATTGCGGAACTCTCAGCCACGTTGACCCCGCGAGCAGGTAAGTCCAGCTCGATAAGGCGATCGACAACGCCAGCGCCGAGGCCAATAGAATCGACAACAATCTCGCTGGGGCGATCAGGATACGGCGTAGCCTCATACTCACTCAGAACAATCCCGCACAGTTGCATCAAGTCCTTGTCGCGCCAGGTCTTGATAGGCTCGGTGACGACGTTGCCGCGCCGCTTGCACAGCGCCGATCGATCGCCGCCCATGCGCGCCACGTCCAAACCCCAAACCGGCATTACAGTCGCGAGGCCGTCTACCTCTCGACCCACCGCAGCCTCGACGAGATGGCGCGGGATCACCGCGTCGTCGTCAGCCGCAGGCGGCAGACCCAGCACGCGCACGCGGTAGATGTTGCTGTCCTCGCCGTACTGCTCGGCCATCTGCGCGATGAACTCGCGGCTGACCTGCGTCGAGTCCAGGCAACTGACCGTCTGCGTGTGCCAGCGCTGGCTGGCGAACGCATCGCTGAAAAACCCCTTCGCCCGCGTCGGGTTGCCGACCATCAAAGTCTTCGCACCCGGCGTCGACATCGAGCCTTGCCCCACTTCGAAGACGATGTCGGGGATGCCAGACGCCTCGTCGCACACAAAGAGCATGTTGGGGGAGTGGAACCCTTGCAGCGCTTCCGGCTGCTCCTTGCGGCTCGTGCGCGCGACACAGAAACTATCCGGCGCGCTCGTCAGGTTGATCTTGTCGCTCTTGATTTCGAGCTGCTTCTGGAAGCCCTCGGGCAGGTGCTTGATCCACTTCTGCAACTCGGCCCACAGCACGTCGGACAGCTGATGCGCCGTGTTCGCCGTCGCGGCAATCTTGCTAGGGTAGTGCGTTAGAAGCCACCACAGGATGA